GAACGCGGTGTCGAGGAGGAACGACGGGGGCGTACGCAGCTCCCGCACGACCCCGGCGAGATAGTTGGTGCTGAACAGGTCCATTGCTTGGCTCCGGGATGGTGGGGCCGGCGGTCACCGGCCCCCGTGGGGATCAGTGCGGAAGGGTGGACTTCAGGTAGATCTGCTTGGCCTCCAGGCCGTCGCGGATCGAGGCGATCGTGTGGCCGGCGCCGAGGATCACTTCGTCCTCGTTGAACTCGCCGGTGCGGTAGATCGAGGCGTTCGTGTCGCCAGCGGTCGCGTCGGTGTCCTGCACCAGGATTCCGACGGGCGTCTGCGAGCCGTCGCCGGCGGCGGAGGCCGAGAGGACGTACTCGCCGGTCGCGGTGATCCGGCCGACCACGGCGCCGCGCGCGAGGTTCTGGCCCGAGGAGATCGTCACCTCGGTGGTGACCCGGGGGAACTCGCCCGCGATGAGCGGATCGGGCGCCGGGCTGGTGGCGGTGGAAAAGTTGGGATTCGTCATACGAGGCTACTCCGGGTGGACGTGACGGGTGGGTGCGGTCAGTTGAGGCGGGCGTCCGCGCGCCGCCGCTGCTTCGGGCTGTGCTGTTCGAGGAGCGAGATCGTCGCGGCGCCTTCCTTCTCGGCGGTCGGCGTGCCATCGCCGTGCACCGGCGCGACGAGCGTCGCCTCGGCACCGGCCATCGCGGCCAGCACCGTGGTGCCGGACTTCTGGCTGGCCTGGAGGAACGCCTTCGCGGCCTCGCCCTCGCTCTGGCCGGATTCGAGCGCCGAGCGCAGCGCCGGCGCGATCGCCTTGGGCGCGAGCGCGATCACGGCCGCGACGCGCGCGCGCTCGGCCTTCCGCGCGCCGATGCGGGCGTTGCGTCGGATGCGCTTCACCATCGCGGAGTGACGGGCCGCAAACGCGCGCGTCGCCTTCTTCTCCTCGTCGGTCTCTTCCTCGGCCTCGGCCTCGTCCTCATCCTCGTCGTACTCGGCCTCGGCCTCGTCCTGCTCGTCGTCCGCGGGCCCGTCGCCGTTCTCGGCGGCGCGGCGCGCCGCTTCCTCTTCCTTCTCCTTCTCCTCGGCGCGGCGCGCCTCCTCGTCCTTGTCCTTCGAGGGATCGTCGGACGCACTGGCGACGGGCACGGCGGGCTTCTGCTGCTTGGGCATTGCGCTCTCCTGGGCTGCGCCGCGCGCACCGCGCGGCGTGGTGGACGGCGTCGTCGCGCGAACCGCGAGCTCGGCCAGCATTGCTTCCGTGGTGGACACGCGGTCCGCGAGACCGCTGGCGACGGCGTGACGCCCGATGCTGACCGCGCCGCCGTCGCCGGCGCCGATGAGTGCCTCGACCGTCATGCCGCGATACGACGCGGCGGCCTCGACAAATGCGTCGGCGAACTCGTCGACCTCGCGCTGCAGCACCGCCTTGCCGGCCGCGTCCGCAGGATCGGGCACCTTGTTGGGCGAGACCGAGCTCACGATCCGCCAGCGCTTGATGCCGGCCGCGGCCTCGGCCGCACTGAAGTCGTGGATCTCGAAGTAGACGCCGATCGAGCCCACATAGGCAGACGGCGACACGACGATCTCGTCGCACGCCGCCGCGATCCAGTAGGCGGCGCTCGCGGCGCCATCGGAGACCATCGCGACGATCGGCTTCTCGCCGCGGCGCGCGTGGATCATGGCCGCGAGCTCGGCGCAGCCGTTGGTCTCGCCGCCGGGGGAGTCGAGGTGCACCATCACCGCGCGCACCGCCGGATCATCCATCGCAATCCGGAAGTCCTCGGCGATGAGCTGATAGCTCGACATGCCGCAGATCTCCTGGAAGAACGAGGCGTAGCGGCAGAGCGGACCGACGACGGAGACGATGGCCACGCCGTCGCGCACGCCGAGCGTCTCGCTCTGCGCGTGCGAGGTGGCGGGACGCGAGAGCAACGCCCAGCGGCGCGGCGCATCCTCGGGCGCCGCCAGAAGATCGACGCCGTCGTCATCATCCTCGCCGGCGCGCGGCGTCATCGTGCCGACGGCCGACGCGCGCGACTCCAGCATCGCCATCAGGCGGTCGATGTCGCGCTCCGCGATGGCAACCATGCGCTCCAGCGCCTCGCGCGTGATGGCCCACCGCGTCGAGGTGAGGAGCTGCAGCACCTTCAATGCCGGTCGGTCACTCACGAGACGGTCTCCAGGTCGGAGTCGGGGGCGTGCGCGAACGCGCGGCTGACGGTCTCTTCGTGCGCGTGCCGCACCGCACTGGCCGCGCGGCGGCCCCGGCGTGCGCGCCGCGCCGGCGACTGCTCGTCGTCGGTGTCAGACCCCTCGCCTCCGGGCTCGCCGGGCTGCTCGGGCTCGATCGGCTCGACGCGCCCACGCTCCGCCGAATCCTCGACGTCGAGCCCGGCCGCGCGGCGGCGCGTCTCCTCGACCACGCGCTGCTCGAAGTTCTCGTCGTAGTCGGAGCTCGTGAGCTCGGCCGACTCGCGCTCGCGCGTCGAGAAGCCTTCCTTCACGCGCATGCCGGCCGCGACCACCGCCTTGACCGGATCGATCTCCGGCATCGACGGACCGGTCCACTCGCAGCCCAGCCACGCGGCCTGTGCGATCGGATCATCCAGGAACCCCGGTGCCGACAGCAGGTCGCGCGCGATCGCCTCGCGGATGACGCGCGCGTAGATCGGCTGGCAGAACTGGTTCACGAACCAGCTGCGGCGCGTGCGGACGGCGCGCCACGCGTTGAGCAACGCAGCGCGGCTGGCCGAGTAGGAGGCCTGGAAGGAGTTGACCAGCTGCTCGCGCGGGATCTCCAGCGCCGAGCCGAGCTGCTCGCACATCGCTTGGAAGAAGGGCTCGAACTGCGAGTTCGGGCGCATCGGGTTCGCGAACTCGACGGACTCCTCCGCACCGAGGTCGACGACCGCGCCGGTCCCGAGCTTGATCTGTCCCTTCGGCGACGGATCGTCGGCATCGAGCTCGGCGAGTCCGGGAGCGAAGCCGCCCTTGATGAACACCGTGAACATCGAGCTCACGACGGCCGCCATCAGCTCGGCCTCGCTGAAGCGTGTGAGGTTCTTCAGCGTCTCGATGACGGGCGCGAGGTACGGGATCCCGCGCAGCTGTCCCGGCCGCTTCTGGTCGATGAGCTGCAGCACGAGCGGATAGCCGGACGCATCGCGCGCCGGCGTCGATTCCCACGTGAGGATCCCACCGGGGACGAGATAGCGCTCGTTCGGGTGCCGGTTGGAGAACCAGTACCGCTGGACGACGCCGTCCGTGGTGACTTCCACGCCGTCGCGGAAGAGCACGGTCTCCACCTTCGTGTCGGGCTGGGAGCAGCGATTGGCCTCCAGCAGCTGGACCTTGGTGCCGAGCAGGTCGCCCGGATCCACGCGGTACCGGAAGAGCGCGAAGGCGTCGCCGCCCGAGAGCGCCGAGAAGAGCGCCTGGCGCTGCAGCTCGGAGAAGTGCAGGCGGCCCGCGATGTCGAGGCGCGTCGAGCCGGCGTGCTGCCACCAGATGCGCATCGCATGGCGCGACCACGCGGCCGCGTCCTCGGAGCTCAGGCCCAGATACTCGCGGTCGAGCCGCGGCTTCGGCACGAGGCCGTCGCCGAGCACGTCGCGGAGCTGCGTGTTGAAGGCACCGGTCGCGAGCGGCGCATTGCGTTCAAGGTCGAGTGAGCGGGCCCGGAGCGCGGGCAGGTCGCCGAGCGTGTCGGTGTTCGGCCCGCCATCAAGGATCGGCCAGTCCTGCGTGGCGCGGCGGTTTCCGCTCGCACCCTCGAAGCCGCCGCCGATGCGGTAGATGCCGGCGGCGCCGCGCGCGCGGCGCGGCGAGAGCGAGGTGGGCTGGAAGCCGTCGATCATCGCGACGTCGGCACCCCGAGCCGCATCCGGGATCCGCCACGCTCAAGCCGGGCGATGTCCTGCTCCAGCTGGCGCTCGCGGTCGTACAGGCTCTGCAGCGTGGCGCGCGTGTAATTGCGACCGAGCACCGTGACGGACTGCGCGCCGGTCTCGATCGTGTTGATCGCGGACCGGACCGATGCGAGCTGCGCCTGCTTGATTTCGAGTGACATCGCGCCTCGGAGAGCGTGGGCTCATCGAACAGGGCGCAGGGTCGTCTAGCGGGCGGACGCGAACAAGAGTCTCTACCAGCGAACCGTGTGAAAGTAGTCACAACCAGACGTCGCACCCGCTGCGCGCGCGTCAGTTTCCGGCGTTTCGCATCTATAGAGAGTCCCGCACTTGGCGGCGCGTTCTGCGCGGTGCGACAGACCGTGTGAAAGTAGTCACAACCAGAGGCAGCGCGCGCGGAAGTCGATATGTACCAACGCCCTTCTCGGCACGATCACCCGCCTCGATGTAGCCAAACTCCACCAGTTTCCGTAGCGAGGCGGCCGCATAGCTCGGATTGCACCCGACTTCGATGCCAAGCACGTCGGACTTCTTCTCGACGAACCGCTCGAAGTCGAGCTGACCCCAGAGCACGCGGAACACGTTCAGGTCGACCGGCGTGAGCCGCAGATCCGCGAGCGCGGCGTCGACGAGGGGATGACCGAGGGTCAATCGATCCCCCGGTGCCGGATCCGGCTCCGGGGCTTCTTCTTCGGCGTTGCCTGCGCCGCGGTCGTCTCCTGCACGGCGCGCGCCGCGCGTGGTCCGCCGGCCACGCGCCCGGCGCCGGCCGCGCGCTCCACCCAGTGGCCGAGGTTGTTGACCACCGCATCGCCGAGCACGTGCAGCGCCGCGAGCGCGTACTTCTGCAGGTCGATTGCCTCGTTCGGGCCCAGCGTCTTCCACTCGAACGATGTCGTGCCATCGGGCCGCTGCTTCGGCACCATCACCTCGTTCTCGAACTGGCTCAGGTAGTCGTCGTCGAGCCCGTCGTTCTGTGCCGCCGGGAAGTGGATGTAGCCTGCGGCACCGGTCGCGCCAGGTGGCAGTTCGATCCGCAGCCGGCGCAGGATCGTCATCTTGAGCCGCGCCTCGTCGACGAGCCAGAGTCGGTCCTTTACCGCGGCGGCCTTCGACATCGCGAGGAGCGGGCGACCACGCTTCGTCGGCTCGCCCTTCACCGGCCACACGCCGAGCGCGCGCCGACGCTGCGTGTACTTGTAGACCGTCTCGGCCTTGTGCCCCGAGTCGACGAGCGTGCAGCGCACGCGGAGCTCGCCGCCAAGCTCGTGCGCGAACGGCTTGAAGAGCAGCAGGTCCAGGCGGCGCCACACGTCGGGCTGCTCCGGATCGCCATAGATGCGATGGTGCGCGATGTCCCACGACTCCTGCCCGACGCCCCACCCCTTCACCAGCAGCTCGATGCGATCGTCCTGCACGTCGACCGCAGCCGTCAGCACCCCGACGCCGGCGGGCACCGGGGCCGCGTAGGTCTCGCGGCGCGCCGCCAGGGCCGCGGTGTCCGGCTTGTCGAGCTGCGCCTCGAAGTACTCCGCGAGCACCTGCTGGTAGAACTCCACCATCAGGTCCGCGTCGCCCGACTGCAGCGCGCGCTTCGCCTTGATCCGCTGCTCGGCGAGTGCCCCCCACGTCACGAAGAGCGAATAGAGCGTGGTGATCTTCCATCCGCGCACGCTCGCGCCCGGCTTCTTCGCGATCCACTCGCCGCGCTCGATCATCGTGCGCTTCTCGCGCCCCTCGCGGATCGGCGTCTCGCAGCTGCGGCAGAGATAGTGCGCCGTCTGCGGGAAGTGCTCGATCGTCTTGCCCGTCTTCGGATCCTTCTTCTTCTCCCACTGTACGCGGTCCCACGTCAGCGGCTGCAGGTGGTTGCAGTGCGGGCACGGCACGAAGTACTCACGCTGGTCGGAGCTGAGGTAGTCGCGGATGATCCGGCTGCGGCGGCCGCGCGGCGATCCGGTGAAGACGATCTTCGCGTCCGGGCTCGCGTCCGCGCGTCGCGCCGCGCGCCGGCCCACGTCGCCCTCCTGCGAGGAGGCCTTCTCGTCGAGGGCGTCGTACTCGTCCACGAACACGTAGCGCGCATTGCGTCGGCGCAGCGCGCGCGGGCTGTTGGAGCCGATCGCCGTGAGGAAGCCGCCGGCGAAGCGCTTGTGCAGGATCGTGTTGTCGCTGCTCCGCAGCTCGGCGTCCGCCACCTTGCCACGCAGGCAGGTCGTCAGCTCGAAGAGCTCGGGGAGCGTCTCCTTCGACCACTCCTGCGCGTCCTCCTTCGTCGGCCAGACGACGAGGATGTTGCCCGGGTCCTGGTCGATGCAGTAGCCCACGCCGTTGTTGATCACGCCGTCGGTCACGCCGAGGCGCGCCGACTTGAGGATCACCATCTCGCGGACTTCGGGATTCGAGAACTCCTCCAGGATCTCGCGCAGGTACGGCACGCGCGACAGCCTATAGGGCCCCTTCTCCGAGGCCTGGCTCGCGAGGATCCGATGCTGCTCGGCCCAGTCGCTGAGCTTGAGGTCCGGCGGTGGCTGCAGGATCCGTTGCGCCATCTGCTCGATCGAGACGCCGAAGAGCCGCTGCGCCTCAGGATGCGTGGCGACGAGCATCAGGCTCCTCCGTGTCGGTGGCGTTCGACTCATCGTCCTCGTCGCGCTCGACCGTCGCGTCGATCATCTGGATCCGGCGGCCGACCTGGGCGCCGGCGGCGCCGAGTCGCAGGAGCTCGGCGTGCATCGCCGGCTTGAGCACGGCGCGCACCTTGACGCGGGTGTCGAGCCCGATGAGGTCGGCCTCATAGCGCGGGGCGAACTGGACGAGCTGCGCCTTCAGTCCCTGCATCAGGTCCGCGAGCGCGCGCTCGACCAGCGGCCGGGCGAGCAGCTCGCCGCGCCGCTCCATCAGCGTCAGCTCCGCCGACTCCGCCTTCGCCAGCTTCTCGCGGAGTGTCGCCTCGTCGAGCGCGGTCAGCTTCTCGCCGGCCTTCCCTCGCGCCTGGGACTCGCGATGCTCGATGATCTGGTGCACGCAATCCGGGAGCGGATAGAGTCGGCGGCCGTTCTCGACCACGGTCTTGAGCTTGCCTTCCTCGACGAGATTCGACAGCGTGCGCGGCGTGTAGCCGACGAGCGCCGCGAGTTCCTTCTGCGTGGTGCGCGGCGGGATCCCACCGACGCGCGTCGCGATCGCGTGCTCGACGTACCACTTGATGGCCGCCGGCAGCGGATAGGCGTGGCCATGCTTCTTCCGATTCACGAACGGCAGGCCGGCGCGTTCCAGCGCGGCCAGGTCGTCCGACTTCACGCCGATCGCGGCGGCGAACTCCGACGGCGCGAGCTCAGTCGCCACGGCCACCCGCTGCCATCACGCCATCACGGCGTGGCCGATGGGTACGGAAGCCGAATATTTGTGAGCTCGGACCCACATGAATGTCGCGGTCATCGGACCCCGCGTCGCTTATATGCCGGGAAGTACCTACCCCCGCCAACGCGGCAGTCGTGCCGTCGCGGGGCGTCTGCCCCTCGAAGCCACGGTGCGCGGACACGCGAAGCACTTCACCCACGGTACGCCCCGCGTCCGAAGAGCGCCTGTTCCATCGCGTGCGCGAAGTGGATGGGGAAGCGCTGCGCCATCGAGCGCTGCGCAGTGTCGAAGAAGTAGGGGCGTGCCGGCACGCGCGTCTCGCGCTGCACCCAGAAGATCGGCATCGTCGCGTCGCGCTCCTTGCCGAACCGCTGGAAGATCATCGACGTGCCGCGATTGTTGAGCATCGGCACGAGGTAGGTGCGGCGCTTGCCGCGCAACGCGCCACCGACCGTGCGCGTGGCGATGCCCGTACGCGCGGACAGACCGAGGTTGATGGGATACATCGAGCGGGGGTAGGGCTCCGGGTGCCCAGGCCGCCGGATGGGGATCGGGTATCGACCCAAGTCGCTCATCGGCCCGGAGCCGCCGAGCGCCCCGCCGAACCGGCGTGGTCCGGGTGTCGCACCACCGCGCTCCATCGTGGCCACGAGCGATCCGCGGTAGCGCTCCCACGCTGCCACCTTCGCTCCTCCCGGCGGAATGATGCCGAGTGCCGCCCCGCCCTGGCCACCGTACTCTCGCGCCAGCCGCGCGCCCACGTTCATCGCCTTCACATGACGGTGAATCCACCGCATGCCGCGCGGGCCCGCGCTGAAGCTGCGAGTCATCTGGAGCGTCACCTTGTCCGCGGCATCGGCGACCGCGGCGTTGGAGGCCCACTTCACCGCCCACGGTGCCTGCTTCATCTGCATCGTGCCGAAGTCCTTGATGAGCTCATCGACGTTGGTGCGCACGTCGTATCTCATCGCCGGCCCCTCCGGCCCCGGGGCCGCGTCTCGCTTCGGTATCCCTTGGCGACCCATCGAGCCAGCAGCGACGTGCAGTGCCTGCTCAGCAACTGCGCATCGTTGGCCAAGCGGCTCGACCTGACGACACGGACGAATGCCTCCAGGTCCTCGAACACGCCGACGCCGCCGAAGCAGAAGCAGTCCATCTCGCGCTGCAGGAAGACATGCTGCGACCGCGAGAGCTTGCCGTTCTCGGCTTTCCACTCCCACCAGAAGGCCACGCCGAAGACGCGATAGCGTCGATCAGGCAGCCCTTCGTGCACCTGCGACTCGCGGGTCTGCGACAGCGAGATTACCTCGCCCTCGAGCCTGGTGATGAAGTCGTCGCCGAGCTGCTGCTCGTCCTTCTCCGGCCGATTGAGTCGCACCGTGCGCGCCGGTGAGTTCGGGCCGAGCGTGATGCCGTTGAGCGTGGACCTCATTCGGCGTGCCCTCCAGTCTCGAGCAGGTTGAGTGGCGTGTTTCGCGCGCGCTCTGCCTCGAGCTCAAGCTGCCGACGGCGCGGACTTGTGACGCGCACGTAGGAGCCCTCCCAGGTGAGCTTAGCGAGCCCCGTGGGCCCGAACTTGTTCTTCGCGAGGTTGACCTCGAGCGTCGGGTCGTTCGAGGAGGAGTTGTAGAGGCCATCGCGATAGATGAGGCCGATCACGTCGGCGGCCTGCCGGATGCCTGACGAGCCCTGGATGTCACGGAGCTGCGGGCGCTTGTCCGGGCGGTCCTCGATCTGCTTGTCGTTTGGCTGCGCGAGTGCGAAGACGACGATGTTCAGCCGGAGCGCGAGCCCCTTGAGCTGGTACGCAATCTTGCGCAGCGTCGTCTCGTGGAGCTCGCCGCGGTCCTTGTCGCGCAGCTGCAGGAGCTGGATGAAGTCGACGCCCACGGCGCACAGGTCGGGGCGCTGCGTCTTCAGCAGCACGCAGCGGTTCACGACGTCCTCGACATCCGGCATCACGGTGTCGTCGATCCAGATCGGCGCCTGCGCCAGCGTACCCGCGGCGCGCGCGAGCTTCGCGATCTCGTCTCGCTCCAGGTCGCCCGTCTTGATGTGCTGCCGGGCGATGTCGCCGTGCGCGGCGAACGCGGACTCGATGAGCATCTCCTCCTTCATCTCGGCGGAGACCATCGCCGTGGCCGCGCCCGACTCGACCGCGACGTTGCAGAGGAGATTCCAGACCAGCGAGGTCTTCCCGCTCGATGGCACGCCGACCACGACGACGAGCGAACCCGGCTCGATCCCGCCATGCAGGCGGTCGTCGAGCTCCGGCCACCCACTGGCGAGGCCAACGGGGGCCGTGCCGGCCTGCCGCTGCTCGATGCGCGACACGGCATCCCAGACGCCGGCCTTGATCGGCCGGAAGCCCTGCTCGCCGGTCCCCGAGACCTGGCGCAACATTGCGCGGCTGCCGGCGTCGAGCGTCGCCTGCAGTGGCACCGAGAGGTCGCGTGCGCTGCGCGCGAGCTGCGCGGCGAGCTGCACGGTCTCACGGCGCGCGGCGAAGTCACGGAGGATGCCGACGTGGTGCGCGGCGTGATCGGCGGTCGGGATCTCGTCGTAGAGGCCGCCAATCGCCTCCTTCCCCCCGGCGGCCTCGAGCCGTCCTGCGGCCTGCAGCTGGTTCGCGAGCGTGACGGGGTCGATGACCACGTCCGCGGCGAGCAGGGCGCGCATCGCCTGGAAGAGCGCCCGGTGGGCGCCGCGGTAGAAGTGGCTGTCCTGGAGCTCACGGGCAATCACTGCGGCCTGCACGGGGCTGATCAGCATCGCGGCGAGCACGGCGCGCTCGGCGTCCTCGCTCCACAGCGCGCCGTGTTGCCCCGTGGTAGAGACATACGGCGTTGTAGGTGTGTCGCGTGGAACATCTCGCGGCATCGGCGTGGCGGTCATCGTGCAGCCTCCGTGGCCGGTGTCCACGTCGCCACCGCGGCTGCAAGACGCTCCTCACGCGTGCGGTCGAAGCGTATCTCCGCGAGCGCCCAGGGCTGGACGTGCAGCACGAGCGAGAGAAAGGCGTCCTCGTCGTGGATCTTCCCGTCGGCCTTGAGCGTGCGCACCCGCTCCTCGAGCGCCTCCCGGGACTGCATCGGACTCGCAAGCCCGCTCCGCACGCAGAGATCCCAGACGTCCGCCGCGGACCACGCCGTGCCCCCGATCTCCGCGGTGGCCGGCGAGACCGCGGTGGCCGCGCCTCGAGCCGATGGTCGCGGCGTATGGCCCTGCGATACCAGCGCCGCCCGGATGCTGCGGCAGTAACCGCGGCATCGGGCCGCGTTGAACGTCTCGCCGTTGCCGAGCACCTGCAGCAGCGCGCCGCCAATCTCGTCCCAGGTGTACGCCGGTCCGCCGTTCACCGGCTCGGCGATGTCACGCAGGGCGGCGTCGAGCGCTGCCGGCAGGCGGTGTGCCGACCGCATCGCGGCGTACGCATCGCGGTGCGACGCATGCTGGAAGCGGTCGAAGAGCGGTGGCGAGCCCGTTTGTGCAGCGCCCGCGGTTTGTGCACCGCCAGCGGGCCGCGGTGGTGCGCTGCCCGCAGCCTCGTCCGGCGCAGGCTCACGCTCCACGGCCGCGCTTCGTGCGCGCGCGCGCGGTTTTGGAGCAGAAGCAGAGACAACGGCAGGTGCAGATGCAGAAGCAGAGACAATTGTCGTGACGTCGCGTGACGTCACGTGACAAGCCGTGACTTCCTCAACACCAACGTCACCGGAGTCGTCTAAGCCTTTATCCCGCTTACGCTTCCGCTGTTGACGCTCAGCGGCCAACACCTGCTCCGTCGTCCGCATATCGCGGTACTTCTTGTAGTTGAGCACCAGCCAGCCACCCTCGACCTTCTCGAGTCGGCGACCGCCATAGTCCTGATCCTGGCTTTCCGGGTCCGGCGACATGAACGTCTCGAGCGCCTCGCGGCACTCGCTACGCTCCACATTGGCCTCGCTGGCCAACCAGGCTTCGACGCCCTTCACGAAGCCGTCCTTGTTCGCCAGCGCGAGCAGCGCGATCCAGACGACCCGCGTGGCCGGGGGCTCGCGCCAGATGCTCGAGCGCGTGATGGTCGATGAGAGTTTTGCGTACACGTGAGGTTCTAGGCAGAGAGTGAGTCGACCGAGGCCGAGAGCGCAGGCAGGCGGAGCACCGCGTGCCGCTCGGCCGCAGTGAGCAGGAGGCGGATCACGAGTTGCGGGCCGATCGGTGACGGCACCCGGTGGCGCTTGAGGTAGCCGCGGCGCTCCAGCTCGGAGAGCGCAACCGACGAAAAGCGCGCATCGCGCCGGGCGAGTCGCGCGAGCTCGCGCCCGTTCGGCCAGCACCAGCCATCGGCATCGCTCGTGGTCGAGAGCACGAGATAGGCGAGCAGGCCCTGGAACGAGAGCCCTCGGTCCTGCGCGATGCGATCGGGGATGAATGCGACCGACCTGGAGTGGCGGGGCGGCCGAGGAACTGGAGGTGGCGGCACGAAATCCGCGCGGTGGCCAAGGCGTCGCCCGGCTCGCGCCTCGCGCGCGAAGAACCACTCTGGCCACTGGTAGCGCACGGCCAGGGCGTCGCAGATCGCCTTCGCGGCGCTCCGATCGGGCGGGCGACGCGTGCTCACGCATCCCCCGCGAAGCGAGCCGGCTGGAGATCTCTCGCATCATCGGCCGCCTCGAGCTCGGCGAGGAGCTCGACGTATGGCCGCTTGCCGGGCGCTTCCGGTCCCGCGACAATGAGAACCTTGCCAGGGAACACCGGCGCGGCCGACAGCACCTCGCAGATGGCGCGCTGCACGCGTTGGCCCTGCGGGCCGTCGAGGATCCTCGAGCGCCGGCTCACGTGCGGCCCTTCGCCTTGGCGAGCTGCGCCTTCATCCGTGCCTCGTGCGTGAGCAGCTTCCGGCACAGCGGGCACGCCACCTGGGGGTGCTTCGGGCTCTTGCGGCCGCCCGGGGCGTCGCAGATCTCGCAGCGCCGCTGCTTGAGCGCCCGCAGCTCCGCCTCGAGCTCGCGGATCCGGGCGAACCGCTGCGCACGCGCGTGGCAGCTTGGACAGCTGCCGCTCACCAGAGCCGCACCGTCCAACCGGCATGTCGCCGTATCGTCATGCTCGATCGAGGACGCCTGCCGCGCGACGCCGGCAGCGGTATGCCCCGTGCCGCGCCCTCCGCGGGCCTTCTTCCCATTCGGTCCACTCCCCTTTACGCCGCGCATCAGCCTGCCCTCCGCTCGGTTGGGCGCGCACCATGCCGCGCACCCGCGCGGTGGAAGCACGCCGTCGCATCCACGCAGTGCTTGCGCGGTCGTCCCATCGCCTGCACCGGCAACGGTGCATCGCACCGCACGCACGTCCGCACGCGGGGCGACCACCGGAGCTCGTGCGAGTTCGCGCTCAGCTGGCGGTTGCGCGGGCCCACGGTGCCCGCCGGCTCGGGCGTGCGGTTCACGCCCTGACAGTCCGGACAGCGGAGCCGCGGCCGTCCGATGGCGTCGCGCGTCTCCACGAGCAGCGCCGGGCACGTGGTGCAGCGCGTCGTGGTGGCGCGGATCTCGCGCGGGTGGTCGCTCATGCGCGCACCCCACCGGTCGCGCCCGACGCGTGGGCGTCGGCCTGTTCCTGCGCCGCGCGACGGCGCGCCACGGCCTGCTCGACGTCGCGCGCGAGCCGCCGGGCCGCACGCGTCTGCGGGGAGACCGAGGCCTCGAGGTCCTGCCACAGATCGGTGAGAAGCACGTGCACACAGGCGCCCGCGAGTGCCGCGGCGGCCAGCGCCACGAAGTCGCCGTCGGTCGCGGTGAGCGAGAGGTTCACCCCCGCGCCGATCGCCGTGAGCAGGACGAGATACCGCCGGAGTCGGCCCATCAGATACGCTCCTTGTCGAGAGGGTCGGGTCGGGTCATGGGATCGGCGATGCCGAGCTCCGCTTCCAGCCACTCCGCCAGCCAGAGGTAGAGCGGCACGAGAATGCCGACCGCCGCGGCCACGATGAGCGCGGCCGACCGCGCCGCGAACGTGGTCGAGCGACGGTCGGTCGTCAGCTCCGGCACCTGCATCAGCGCGCCCCACAGCGCACACGCGAGGCACGTGATCACCCACCACGCCCAGACGGGGACGAAGGCGAGCTCGGAGAGCACGTCGCGCAGGAAGGCCATCATGGGGTTCCCCCTGGCGCATCCTGCAACCGGCGACGCGTGCCCTCGAGCGTGCGTTGCGCGGCCCGCGCGCGTTTGGCGGCCTTCGAGAGCCGGCGGAGTCTCGCCTTCGCGATCGCGGTGAACTCATGGGTCGCCGATGGCTGGTGCACCCCAGGCATGCGCCGCAGCCGGCGCTGCACGTGACGCTCGGCGCGCGTGAGCTCGCGCACCGCCGCCGTGTCGTTGAGCTGGTTGAGGATCGCGCGCGCCTCGTCGACCGTCTCGACGCGCAGCGGGATGTCGAGGCCACGGGGGCCGCTCGTGAGCGGACCGGGTGCGGAAGGCAGAGCTCCCGTCATGGGGTCACCTGCGTGATCGCGACGGCGCGGCGATTACCCGTAGCGGAAACCGGAGCGGAGCCTCGCCCTCTTCGGGCGCGCTTCGGCACGTGGTGAAACGCTGCGCCACTCTGACGACCGATGCCCCGAGGGGCGCGGGCTTCCCTGTTAATCACCGGGTCACAGGTTCGAGTCCTGTCGCCGGAGCTGCATCCCTCGACCCCCATTGCACTTACCGTGCAGTGGGGGTCGAGACGTTCATGGCCAGTAGCGGAAACCGTAGCACGACGCATTAACTCGCTCCTCCCGCGCGCTTCGCGGCGCGCACCAGGTCCTCGGCCCGCGGCCGATGCTTCCCATACCGCTTCATCAGCAGCGCCTCGTTGGCGTGCCCCAGGTTCGCCGACAACAGCTTGGCCTCGTGGCCGCGACGTACCATCTCCACCGCAAACGAATGCCGCGCATCGTGGAGGGTGTAGCCGTCGCGGAGTGGCACCCCCTCGGCGCGCACCGTCGCTGCCGCCTCGCGCTGCGCGACCTCGTGCTCCTTGTGTGACACGGGGAAGAGTTCGACCTCCGGCATGAAGCGCGCGTCGCGGAGGTACGCCGCGAAGATCGCCCAGCACGCCTCGTCGAGCACGATCGCCTGGCGGTCCCGGTGCGACGTCTTCCGTCCGTGCGCCCACACGACGCGCGTCTCCAGGTCCACATCGCGGCGCCGCATCGCGAGGGCCGCCTGCATCTCGAGCCCCGCGCCGTGGCGCACCGCCGCCAACGCGCGGTGCACGCCCTCAGGCATCGCATGCAGCAGCCGGAGCACGTGCGGCCACTCCGCGTAGCGCTCCCGCGCGCGGTTCTCCTTGGGCAGCTTCACCGCACGGAGGGGGTTCGCAACCAGGAGCCCCGTCTCCACGCAGTAGTCGAGGAAGCTCATCCACGCAGCCGCGTGCCGACGGCGGCTGGTCCCGGAGCCCGGCAGCGCATCGAGCCGCGCCTTGAGCGCCGGCCCGGTGACGGCCGTGCGGAAGAGCGCCGCCCCCACGAGCACGCGCACCTGCGCCACGTACTTGCGGAAGCTCTCCTCGGCGAACGTGCCGTCTGTCACCCGCGCCCGGAGCGTCGCCACCCACGGATCCAGCGCCGGCGCCAGGTCGACGTCCGCGAGCTGCGCCTTGAGCGCCTCGAGCGTGCCGCTCACATAGGCGTCGTAGACCGTGCCCACGTGCACCCGCCGCGCCACCAGGGCGTCGCGCACCCAGAGCTCGCGCCGGCCGCGCACGCCGAGCAGGTCCAGCATCTTCTGCATCTGCTCGGCCGTCGCGCGATCGCGCGTGCCCGAGCTCATCCGGTACCACGGCCGCGCCGCATCACCGGTCGCGAGCGTGAGGTACCAGGTGCGCTCCCCCTGCTTGCGATAGGGACTCATCCGACCTTCCGCAGCGACTTGACGCGGGCGAGCGGGGTCCGGGCCTCGAGCCGCCCAGCGAGCAACGTGCGCACCTTCGCCGTCTCGTAGAGCCGGTGGCCGCGCGATGATCCGGTCGGCAACGTCACGAGCGCCGGCGCGAAGAACGGCCGCACGCGGAACCAGGTGCTCCGCTTGCGCGCCGACTCCAGCTTGAGGTACGCGCGCAGCTCGGACTCCGAGAGGAAGTCTGGCATGGCCGCATCCGCGGCCGGGGTCAGTGTGTTCATCCGTTCTCCTTGAGCGTCACCGGTCCTGCGAGCCCATCCGCGATCGTCGCGAGCAACCGTTCGTTCTCCCTCCGCTCCGCCACCAGCGCCGCACCCTGCGCGGCGGAGTCCCGCTCCAACTGCCGGATGCGAACCTCCTCCGGAGTCTCTTGGCTGAACTGCATCTGGTGGGCATTCGGGCACCAGAAGAATCGGTGATCGGCCACCAGCGCGTCGAAGAAGCCGCGCTCGAGCGCGAAGACGACGTGGCACGTGGGACACGTGCTCACGACGAACTCCACGCCGAGCTCGAACTGCATCACCGCGCGGCCTTCTTCTTCGCGGCCTTCTTCTTGGTGCTGCTCGATGCGGTCGACGGCTTCACCGTCGGCGCCGCGACCTCCGCCTTCACGATCTTCTCCACGTCCACCCCGAAGAGCTTGCCGAACTTCGGCAGTTCCACGCGGAGGTTCGGCACATAGCCGTGCTCAGAGAGCTCGACCTCTCGCGCGAGGTGCCCCATCGCGAGCCAGCGCATAAAGTCGTCTCCGGACTTCCCGCGCGGCACGAGCGCCTCGGCCGCCTTCGACGGCATCTCAAGCTCGATGTACCCGGCGCGCGCGATCAGCACCGCCTCGAGCGGACCCTTCGGCTTCGGCGAGGCCTTCTTCACCGCGGCCGCGAACGCGCGCAGGAGCGCGGGGAGCGCCGGCGCGACCTTGGCGTTGTACTCCTTCTTGAGTCGCTGCCCCCGATCCCACGAACTCTCCTTCGGCGCCGCGGCCGCCGGCGCGTTCCCCGTCACCACAGCCTTCGCGCGCTTGGCCGCTTCGCGGATCTCCTCCGCCCAGTGCGTGCGGCACTTCTGCTTCGCCGTGCACACCTTGAACGCCGCCCCCTGCCCCGGGCCGAGCACCACGACGCCGAGCACCGCGTGCTCGCAGTCCTTCACGTTGCGCTTGGGGTCCGCGCACTTCCACGAGCGCGGGCCCAGCACGCGACCCTCGCCGCGGGCATCGGGATGCACGTGGTTGAGCTCCGTGATCTCCACGACCTTCACGGCATCCACCGCGGCCGCCTGCAGCTCCTGCACCGTCTCTGGCAGGTCCATCGTCAGGTGCTCGGCCGCGGGATCCAGGCGCACGTGCTCGTGGATCCACTTCTTCAGCTCACGCACGCTCGACGGCTTGCGGTGCTCGAGCTGCGCCGGCGTCGGCGCGCGCGGCTTCCCTTCGTCCGCATCGTCATCGAACTCGTCGTCGAAGTCCTCGTCGTCCTCGGTGAAGAGCGAGAAATCAGAGCCGTGGTCGACCGCCCACAGTCCGCCCTTGTGCGGATCGATGGCCAGGCGCTGCGCCGCCTGCGGAATCCGCGTGAGCTCGATCGCGTGCGCCAACTCGATGCGCCCCGCAAAGAAGAGCTCGCGCACTTCCGGCGCGAGCGTCCGCAGCTTGAGCCGGTCGTAGATGTAGCGCTCGGACTTGCCCACGGAGCTCGCGATCTTGGCGACGTCGTACCGCAGGACCTCGATGAGCTCCGCGTAGCCGTCCGCCTCCTCGAGCGGGTGGACGTCCTCGCGCTGCAGGTTCTCTATCGTGAGCACCTTGAGGAACGTCTCGTCGTCCATCGGACGAACCATCGCCGCCAGGGTCGCCAGGCCGGCGAGCTTCGCGGCCCGGTAGCGCCGGTGGCCGGCCGCGAGCTCGTAGATGCCGTGGCCACTCGCATGCGGCCGCACCAGCGCCGGCGTGAGCTGCCCCTCGCTGCGCAGCGACTCCGCGAGCTCGGCCAGCGTCGCCTCGTTGAAGCGCTTGCGCGTGTTGAGCGGGCTCTCCGCGATCTGCTCCAGCGGGATGTGCACGAGCTGCATCTTCGCGTGCAGCCGTGCCACCGCATCCGGCGCAACCCCGAGCACCGTGGGGCGCTCGTCCTCATCAGCCGCCGGCTCCTCGAGCACCGCACTCCCTCCCCGTCCCTTGCTCATCGTCCCCTCCCCTCCGTCCGTGTGTGATCCTGCGTGTGGTCCGTCGCCTGCTGCGACGCCGGGTGCGCCGCGTGGTAGACCCGCGCGCCGAATAGCGTGCCGGCAATGCTGACCACCTCGGCCGCGCCGACCGCGAAGCCGTGCGCGGTGAGTACCGGCAACGCGTGCTCCGCCGCATCGCGCAGGCAGCGCAGGTAGTGCCGGAGATCCACCTCGGGATCCCCGCCGCGTCGGACGGCGACGTCGTACCGCCACTCGCCGTTGCCCTTCCGGCGCTTCGTGAACGTCAGCGCCCATTTCACCAGCGGCACGGCGTAGTGGCTCCGCTCCCCCGCGGAGCGGAGCAGTGCCGGGTTGAGCGGCTGCGTGAGGGCACCGCAGTGCAGGAGCGACCCTTCCACCTGCAGCAGCGGGATGAAGCCGCGCACCGCCACCGCATCCGGCTGCCGCGTGCCGCGGATGCGGAGCTCGAAGGGTCCGTTGGGGTTGGGCTCGCGCGCGTGCACGAGGTCGCAATACGCGATGTCGATCGCGACCGGATCGTCGAGGCTGAAGCGCAGCGTCTCCTCGAGCGGCTTGTCGGTATGTGCGGTGGTCACGTAGCGACCCCGCGACCCGCACGATTCTTCTGCCAGCGGTCGAAGGCCGACTCCCTGAAGTACGGTTGCTCGAACTCCTCTGCGCACTCTTCCCAGCCGGCACGATACGCGTCCCTGAGCGACGCGACCGTCGGCGCGACGCCATCGTCGGGCTCGCCGTCCCTGAAGTCGAAGCCGTAGAGACGAATGATCATGTCGCGCGTGGCCTCCGGCAGCTCGTCGAAGGCGAGCCGGTCGGCGAGTGAAGGATCGGTTATCGCCATGCGGCCCCCGTTGCACCGGTTCGGGGCCGCACGGCCGCCACACGCGATGCGTCGGCGCACGGTGACGGGCACGACGAACCCGGCTCGGGCGTGAAGAAGGCCTCCGTGAGTCGGTCCACCGCGTCGTCGACCGAGACCTCGCCGCGCTCAATCGCCATCGATTCCTGCAGCACCAGCACCGCGAAGGCACGGCTGCGCGTCCGGAGTCCCTGGGCGATCACAGCGGCCTCGCCGGGTGGCGATCGTTCTCGCGGCGGTCGTCGGTTCGCGTTGAGGATTGAAAAGGAACTCCGCACTTCGCGCAGACTGAGTCCTCGAGCCGAGGCATGTACTCACTCGGCGGAGCGCCGGCGGCGCTGGCCGTGAACTGATGCACGCACGTCGCGTTCCGCGGCGAGCGCGTGTTGGCGGCCTCGGTCGCCGCGCGCTGGAGTATCGGCGCGCCGATCGGGCAGAGATTGAACGGCTGTGTTCGGCACTGCTCGCACGCATCCAGGTGCGCCTCGAACTCTGCTTGCGCGCTCATACGTGCTTCTCCGCGATGAAGGCCTGCAGCTCGCCGTTCAACCGATCCATGTACGCGAGGTCGGTATCCGTGGCCTCCTGCCCCTCGTCGAGCCCGACACCGGTGAGCACCTGGAAGAGCGACCACGCCCCCGAGTAGAAGGCCTTCCGCATCTCCGTGATCTGCTCGGCCGGCGCGCTATGCGGGATGGCCGTGCGCAGGAACCCCTCCCACATCTCCGCAACACTGATGCGGCGCGCGCGGCCAGGAGGATGCGCTGGGCAGAGGAACTGCGCACGCAGCGCCGCCGCCGCCGCACGCGCGTCCAGCACACGCTGCTCCGCGATGTCGCGTTCGCTGGCCGGACTCATCGCCCGCTCCAGGTCGTCGGGTCCCCGAGCGCGCAGGCCGAGGCGTAGGCGTCGAACACCGGCTCGTGCACCGACGCCGGTGACCGGAGCCGTGCGTGCACGAACTCGTGGCGCCACGTCACACGCTCGGTCGGACCGGGCACCACCACCACCGCGTGCTCGCGACGGAAGTACCACCCGTACTGCACTTCGATCGGCGCGCCCACCGGGCTCACGATCACGCTGGAGCCTTCGGTCAGACGGTAGAGCGCCAGCGTGGTGTCCGGCGTGGGATCCAAGCCGACGCACCGCATCACGTCCGCCCACGCCGCGCGGATCGAATCGTTCCAGGCGAGCGTCGTGCCGCCGTACTGCTGCACCGGCCAGGGGCGGATCGTCGGCGTGGGGCGCAGCATCACCCACGCGCCGAACGTGAGGATCACGGCAAGGCCGATAGCGGCGCGCCGCTGCGCGCGCGTGTCGAGCGGAATCATGACGCCCCCACGGGTGAAGTGTGTGTGCGCCCGACATCGACGCGGCCTAGCCGTTCCTCCCCCCGGAGTCCGGCAGGGGCACCCATCGTGCCCTCTTCGGCGCGCGTCGACGCGGGACCTGCTCCATCCGCGGCACCCGCGGCATCCATCCGATCGGCGTGATCCGCGGACGTGTCCGTCGGCACCAGGCCCGTTCCCATCGCGCGGAGGCGCGTCAGGACGTCCTTCGCGCTGGGCGCGCAGTTGAGCTGCACGGCCGCCCACGCCACCAGCTCGAACACGATGCCGAGGAGCTCGCTCCGCGCCGTGCGCAGCGCACGCACCTGCTCCCGCACCTGAGCCGCCTCGAGCTCCGCGCGATCGCGCCAGTACTGCTCGCGCGCCGCCTCGCGCAGGGCCGCCGCCACGAGCTCACGCCGCGGGTGCATCGCCGGATCGTCCGCGGCGCACGCGCGCGCCGACTCCAGCAGCTGCAGCTCCATCGCGCTGAGCGGGTGCGGTGGGTACAGCGGGAACGGCTCGCGCTCCACCACGCGGGCCAGCGCGGCCAGGTCCAGCGTCACGCGGGCAGGCACCGCCGGCTCGTGTGCGGCGGCGAGGCATTCCTGCGCGTCGATGTGCAGGATCGCGGGGGCGCTCATGCGACGCTCCGCGCCTGGGACTCGACCGTCATCGCCAGGATGCGACACGCGCGTGCGGCCTCCGTATTGAGCGTGGCCAGCCGCGTGCGGATCTCCGCTTCCTCGAGCAGGCTCGCGGGGTTGGGGCCGTGCACGCGGCGGCGCATCTGCTGGACGTTCTCCGAGGCGCTTAGCCGCTCTTCCTCGAGATCGATGACGTCGAGCTCGCGCGGCGCCTCGCCGGCGAGCAGGTGCGCGTGCTCATAGAGGACCTCCGCGGGCAGGAGGAGCTCCGCGAGCGTGGCGCCGGCCGCGTGCAGCCGGCCCTGCTGCTGCGCACAGACCATCAGCGCCGACGTGTCGACGTGCGCCTTGCTGCGCGCGCGATCGAGCTGGTGGTCGCGGCCGCCGCGGTGGAGCGCGCGCCGCACCGCCGCGCGTCGCATCAACCCGAGGTATGCCGCGTGCACCGCGCGCGTGGTGTCACGCACGAAGAGCCCCATCTCCCCGATGTGCGAGCGGGCCGTGCTCCGCATCCCCACAAACCCTGCCGCCTGCTTTGTTCGCGCCATCCCCCCCTCCCGTCCAAGACTGTGGTATGCCCTGCCCTACGTCCGTGCGACCAGCACCCGCGTGCCGCGGCCCACCACCGCGTTAGGCGGAGCGCGCCGCAGGCAGTGCGTCGTCGGCGAAGGCGTCGATGTCGTGCTCCTCGAGCTCGCCGTGTTCGATGAGGATCTCCCGCGCGCGCTGCAGCGCGGATTCGATCAGGAAGGAGTTGCGCGATACGCCGGTGAGCTTCACCGCACGCTCGACTGCGGCGTACTCCGGCAGCGGCATCGCCAGCGGGATGTTCACGCGTGGGCGTGGTCCCTTGCGACGGGCGGTGGAGGTGGGCATCGTGTCCCCTAGTGGTAGAGAGAGTGTGGAGTACTTGGTGAGTGTACTTCCAACCCCTCCACCTGTCAACCCCCCGCCCTCGGCGCGCCTGTCCCGGATTCCCACTGCCTAGTCACGACCCGCTCCTTGATGCCATTCGCGAAATCGCGCGCGCCGCAGTCTCGAAATCGAGCCTCCGCCGTGTCGCCGCGGACATCGGCATTAGCCATCCCTCCCTGGGCGATTTCATCGCTGAGGGATCGACGCATACACCGTATGGTCCCGGTCGCGAGAAGCTCCTGCATTGGGGGCAGGCACGCGGCGTCGCAGATCCGACGGCCGACCAGGTCAGCTACTTCCGTGGGAAGCAGGACGCACTGATGGGGATGATGCGCTACGTGATCGACCAGCAGGCAGAGATCGGCCGGTTCCTCGGAGCGCTACGGCAGACAGGCGCCCTGCCGCGGACCGCGGAGGATCTCAGCCGTGCGTTCGATGAAGGCGAAGCTGAGGCCGAACTGCTTGCTCAAGTGCAGCGTCAGCGGCCGGAGCCAAAGCCAAAGCCCCAGGGGAAGAAGCGGCGTGCGTGACCAGTGCCTCGAGCCGCCCGGTGTTGAGGGCCACGAGGAGCGCCCCGTAGTCGAAGGAGGCGTGACGGATCTGCACGAAGGGGTGCTCGCTCGCGCCGGGCTTCCAGGTGATCAGATCGCCGCGAGCGAAGGGATCTTCTCGACGGACTCCACCCCGAAGAAACGCGCCACCTCGCTTTCGACTTTCTCGATGTCTTTGAAATCCCGCACGTCGAGCCAGCCGCGCTTGATCATCTCGGAGACGGGCAGACTTCCGAAGAGGGCCGCGCGCAGGGCGCGCTTCCGGTCCGGCCGAGTGGACGCGCGGGCGACGGCAAGATCGTACTTTTGTTGAAGCTCAAGAAAGCCGTCTGCCGAGACTTCGAACACGTCTGCGAGCATGAGGGCAACGAACGCCGAGAGTGGTTTCTCGTCTCGTCCCATGCTGAGCACGGCCCTGTAGTCCAGTCCTAACACGTGTGCGAGCGTTTTCTGGTCCCATCCTCGTTCAGCAAGGAGGGCGCGAAGGTACTGACCTGGAGTTGGGTAGTCGTCTGGGCGAATGGCCATGATACGACAGTATACGTGTTGGGCGCTATTTTCGC